GCTCAATAAAAGTAAAAAATATATTATTAGCTGAAATTGTGTTGCCTGAGCAATTTATTACATGGGCAAAATTAAAAAAATATAAAGTACCTAAAGCTTTTGAAGAATTTAAACATGTAGATTTACTAAAAGATTTAGAACAAGCAATAGAAGAGCTTTCAAAGTATGTGTCTAATAATATTACTTTTATAAATAAAACTCGTGAATCATTAAATAAAATTAAAAAAAATCATTGGGATTAAAATAATAAATTTATCATTGAAAAATAAAAGTATAGAGTAAATTAATTAATTAATTCTAAACAAGCGATAAACAATAGATAAGTATATTTAATATAGTTAATAAAAATATGTTGTGAATTTATATATTTAAGTTACTTTATATTTAAACATAAAAAAATAGAATTATGGTAGAAACGGCAATGATAATAGGAGTTACTCTAATGTTATTATCAATATTTGGTAATCAATAAAAGTTTACTTAATTAAAAAAATAGTTTATATTTATTTTAGTTCTCATAAAATTAAATGTTATAATGAGTAAACAAAGAGATGTTGCTATCATTTCCAATTTCTCTCTCTCTTCTTTTGGTGACTCTCTTTGTTTACTTAAATCATAAAATAATCTTTACATTATAATATAAATTGTATATATTAGTTATATAACTTAATTTTTTATATAAAATGAAAATAGATAAATTAATTAAACATCAACTGATATATTTTATAAAGAAATTTAGGATATATCAAGAAATGAAAGAATTATTTGAGCAGGAATCAGGGTGGCTATTGGTTACTGACAACATAAAAAGCTATTTAATATCACCGCATCTTAATAATGCTTTCTATAAAGCTGATTTAAAACTCAAAAGCCTTATAGAATTTATAGAACAGCTTAAATTAATAACATGGGTAAATATAGGGTATAGAGGGGATATTGTAGCATCACCAGGGAAAGGCGAGCTAAAAAATAAATTTAATATGTTCAATAAACAATTTAGTTATTATAATTAAATAATAACTAAGGAAAATATTTACATTATAATATGAATGATATATAGTAATTATATATATTAAATAAATTACCAAGTAGGAATGACAGTATTAATAGCCGTAAATCAAAAAGATAAAATTATTTTAGGAGCAGACTCTTGCACTTTTAGAGGTTATAATAAGATTGATCTAAACAATCATAAAGGTGGGAGCAAAATTGAACAAATTAATGATATTATTTTTTGTTCAACTGGTCGTGTAGCGGAGATTAATAATTTTTTATTATATTGTTCTACTAGAAAGCCTGAATCAAATTCTTTAATATCAATACAAAGATTTTTCAATGAATTTGGCACATATCTTACGGAAATGGTAAAAAAAGAATTGCAAATAGAGAATAATTATTTTTTAGTGTATAAAGAAAAGCTTTTTTGTTATGATAATGGCGCAGTTAATGAGATTTTAATAGATGATTATGTTACTTTGGGAGCTGGTTGGCTAGAGGCTTACACCGCTTTATATTTAGGAAAAACAGCTAAGGAAGCTATACAAGTGTCAATAGATTTAAATGCATATGTAGGCGGAGATCCACAAGTATTAGAAATTACAAAAAACTACATTTAATAAGATAGATGGAAGTAAAGAGGGTTCAACATATACATTTCATAAAAAAGTAACGACGGTATAGATATGTTTAAAATTTTTAGAAAAAAAGTAAATAATGAAAATGTTTGGAATGATATAGAAAGTGTTGATAATGTTGATAAAGATAAAATAGATTTTATTCATGATTATTCATTAAAAAGGCTAGAATCATCTCTTAATATTTCCAATAATTTAGATAATAAAATATTAGCAATGTTATGTTTTTATATTGCTGCTTTAACTGCACTAATTGGCTTTGGCTTTGGCTTTGCAAATTATATTGATATAAAAAATTTTAAAATTCTTAATCAAGAAATATTTATAACTCAGGGTGTGCTAATTCTAGGTTTTTTTATTTCTTCTATTTTTTTGATCTGGGAAAACTTGCCTAGAAAGTATATGCCTCTAGGAAATGAGCCTAAAAACCTTTTTAACAAAGAAATATTATCTTATTCTTTAAGAGCCATTAAATCAGGGGAGATAGTAGGGTTACAAGACAGGATAGAAAGCAATATAAACCGTAACAATGGCAAGTCTAATGCCATCAGATTATCTGTAATATGTCTTTTTATAACTATTCTTATAGCTATTCTTTCTACGCTCCCTTTGTTTACTTAAATCATAAAACAATCTTTGCATTATAATATAAAGCGTATATATTGGTTATATTACTTAATTATAAATATAAAATGACAAATATATTTTTTATATCAGATACTCATTTTAGCCATGATAATATTTGTAAGTTTGTTGATAATGAAGGGAATAAACTAAGACCCTTTGAAAATGCAAATGAAATGGACGAGGTGTTAATAAAAAATTGGAATAATGTAGTTAATAAAAATGATAAAGTATATCACTTGGGAGATGTAGCAATACCAAGAAGAGGTTTAGAAGTTTTAAATAAATTAAATGGAGATAAAGTATTAATAAGAGGTAATCATGATATTTTTAAATTAAAAGATTATTTAAAGCATTTTAGAGATATAAGAGGGGCGTTTGTAATGGATAATATAATTTTTACACATATTCCTGTTCACCCAGATAGTAAAGCGAGATTTAAGGCTAATGTTCATGGTCATTTACATAGTAATAAAGTAAGATTTGATAATGGCAAAGGTGAGATAGATAATTTTTATATAAATGTAAGTGTAGAGCAAATTAATTTCACTCCTATTCATTATGATGAATTAAAAAAATTGATTAAATAATATACAAGCGAAAAACAAGCAATGATAATAAATCTAAAGCGCATACAAATACAAGGTGTATTTAATGTAAAACAATATTGTTTATACAACGACATTGATTTAAAAGCGGTTACAGATTTATATTGTCATGATAATCAAATATCAGAATTAAAAGGACTAGAAGAATTAATTAATTTAAAAGTATTGGATTGTGCTTGTAACCAGTTAAAAGAATTAAAAGGTTTAGACAAGTTGGTTAATTTAGAAAAATTATCTTGTTATGGAAATCAATTAACAGAATTAAACGATGTAGAAAATTTAATTAATTTAAAGTGGTTAATGTGTAGTAATAATCAAATAAGAGAATTAACTTTAAAGAATTTAATTAATTTGGAATTATTAAATTATGATAATGATAAAATAACTGAATTGAAGTGTAAAAATGAAAGTATTGTCTTTATTTGATGGAATAGGAGGAGCAAGACAGGCTCTAAACGAGCTAGGTATTACCAATCAATATCTAGCCAGTGAAGTAGATAAATACGCAATTCAAATAGCTAAAACAAATCACCCTTCAAATTTTAATTTAGGTGATGTAAAGCAAATTAATATAACCTCCCTCCATCTTTTGGGGATTGATAAGGTTGATTTACTAATAGGTGGTTCTCCTTGTCAAGACTTATCCATAGCAAAGAAGGACAGAAAAGGACTGGAAGGTAGTAGAAGCGGTTTATTCTTTGAATATGTAAGAATATTAAACGAAACAAAACCGAAATATTTTATTTTAGAGAATGTTGCTAGCATGAGTAAAGCAAGCAAGGATATAATCACAAAAGAATTATTTCATATAGAGCCTGTAATGATTAACAGCTCCCTTCTTACAGCTCAAAATAGAAAAAGATTTTATTGGGTAGGAAAATTAGTTGATGGTAAATACCAGCAAGTAAAGATAGAACAACCAGAAGATCAAGAAATTTACTTAAAAGATATAATAGAAGACGGAATTGCTTATCAAGAGAAAAGCCATACCATAACCGCTAGTTATAATGGGGCAGTATTTTGGAATAGTATCATAAAAAAGCAGAGAACCATGACCGCAATTAGGTTAGGTAATTTTAACAAAGGAGGTCAAGGTGACAGGATATATTCAGTAGAAGCGAAGTCAATCTGTCTTTCAGCAAATGGTGGTGGTAGAGGAGCTAAAACAGGGCTTTATAAAATAGATTTACCTAATGGAGAATATATAATAAGGAAACTAACAGTAGATGAATGTTGTAGACTTCAAGGCTTTCCAGATAATTATGTTTCTATGGTTAGTAATACTCAAGGCTACAAAGCACTTGGCAATAGTTTTACAGTGCCAGTAATAAAACATATATTAAAATCAATAAATATAGCATAATCAATAAAAATTCTTTGCAAATACTAAATTATATTATAATATAAATAGTGATTTTTCATTATTTGATTATTAAAGAGGTTTTTTTCTTTTAAACCTCTTTAATATAGTTCTATAATATGCTAATTATGCAATATACTATTAGAAACACAGATCAAAGATTAATTATTGTTGAGCGTAGCAATAACAGATATATATTATGTGATGAGTATTATTGTAATGGAAATGCAGCTATAGATCAAATTATATTTGAAGGTAAGCTATATTTTAGGGATTTAATTATTTATTTAAAGTCTCTCGGTTGCACCGAAACAGAGTTAAAACAATTATATGAATCTACAAATTAATTTAGAATTACCAGAAAAAGCCTATTTTTTATTGACTGAAAAAAGCAGATATAAAGTATTATATGGAGGCAGAGGCAGTGCCAAGAGCTGGAGCATTGCAAGAGCTTTATTGATTTTGGCATTAAAAAACAAGATAAGGGTTTTATGTACTAGAGAGCTACAAACATCTATAAGAGATTCTGTACATAAATTGTTAAAAGATCAAATTTTAGATTTAGGTTTAGATCAATATTATTATGTAACTAAAGAATTAATAAGATCTAACAATGGCAGTGAGTTTTTATTTAAGGGAATGAAAAATAATGTACAAGAAATAAAATCACTAGAAGGAATTGATATATGCTGGGTAGAGGAGGCAGCAAGAATGAGTTTAGAAAGTTGGGAAATATTAACACCAACTATTAGAAAACTTAATAGTGAAATATGGGCTTCTTTTAATCCAGAAAGTATAGATGATATAACTTATAAAAAGTTTATATTACAAAAGCCAGATAATGCTATAATAAAAAAAATCAATTATTATGATAATCCATGGTTTAATAATCCATTGGATGAGGAAATGGAATATGATAAAAAGTATAATCCTGAGTTATATGATCATAAATGGTTAGGCAATCCAAGAATATTAAATGATGCTCAAATATTTAATAAAAAATATGAAGTGGTAGAGTTTGAAACACCTAATATTAATGAAATAAAAGAAAATAGATTTTTTTATGGTGCAGATTGGGGATTTGCTCAAGACCCTACTGTTTTAATTAGATGTTTTATACAAGATAGAGTCTTATATATAGATTATGAAGCTTATCAAATTAAAGTAGAAACAAATAGTATACCAGAATTATTTGATAAAGTGCCAGATAGTAAAAATGGATTAATATATGGTGATAGTGCTAGACCTGAAATAATATCTTATTTAAGAAGCAAAGGTTATAATATAAATGCAGCAGCAAAGGGAGAAGGCTCAGTAAAAGCTGGAATAGATTATATAAGAGACTTTGAAAAGGTGATTATTCATCCTCGGTGTAAAAATACAATAAATGAATTTAAATTTTATTCGTACAAAGTAGATAGAGTAACAGGGGAGATATTGCCGAAAGTTATTGATAAATACAATCATTGCTTTGTCGGTAATACTTTAATTACAACTAATAAAGGGAAAGTTCCAATAGCAGATATAAAAGAAGGCGATTTAGTATTAACCAGAAAAGGATTTAAAAGGGTTCTTAAAAAATTTAATAATGGTTATAAGGAAGTAAAAACTTATCATTTTGCTAATGGAAAATCGTTGACTGCTACAGATACGCACAGTATAATTACTACAAAAGGGGATATTCAGATCAAAAATATAAATAAAAATGATAAATTATACTTTAATGTAGGAAAATGCGAATTTATAGAGAGCAAAAATCAGAGGTTGCAATATATAAAGGCAAAAAATACCGCAGATATCCTGATAGCAAAAGAAGAGCTGATAGAGTGTATTTTAAAAAAAGTTGTTCCAAACAAAAAAACAAATATTTACATATACAAATATATCAAGATAATTACGGAGATATTCCTGCTAATTGCCATATTCACCATAAAGACCACAACCCCCTTAATAATGATATTAGCAATTTGCAGCTTGTTAAAGCTAGTAAGCATTTATCAGAGCATGCAAAAGAATATCATCTTTGTAATAAAGATCTTGTTAAAAAAAAGCTTGATAGTATTAGAGAGCTTGCGGCTATTTGGCATGGTTCAGAAGAGGGTAAAAAATGGCATAAAGAGCATTATGAAAATAACAAAGATAAATTTCACAAAAAGTTCAAAAGAAAATGCTTTAATTGCGATATTGAACATGAATCGTGTAGAAAGGAAGGCAGCTCATACTGTTCAAATAAATGCAAGTCAGCATATAGAAGAAAAAAAGGATTTGATGATATTACAAAACAATGTGAAGCATGTAAAAAACAATTTACAAGCAATAAATACGATAGAGTTAAAACATGCTCTAGAAAATGTGCAGCAAGTTTACGATCTAATGATAGAAGATTGCCATGAATATTTTGCTAATGATATATTAGTGCATAATTGCATAGATTCCGTACGTTATAGTTTAAATCAATATATCAAAAGAAAAGGAGAAATAAGAATTTTTAGTTTTTAATATGAATAAAATAAAAGATATAATAAAAAAATTAAGTAAATATGATTTTAATAAAATAGTAGATAATTTATTATTGTTTTGTTTGCTATTATTGATTTTTAAAGGATTATACAATATTTTAAATAGTTATAACAATTTAACACTGTTAAGAGCTAGTATATTTACTGGTTTTGCAATGTTATTTTTTACATATATAGAAAGAAAATGAGATGTTTAAATCAATAATAAAATCAATAGACATAGAAAAAAAGTCTTATCAAGTAAATGACTTATCATTGTTAATGCTTGGCATTTATGGAGATCAAAACAAAGCTGATTTAAATAGATTTGTTTCTTATTATTATAAAAGTAGTCCTTTGTTTACAGCAATTAAATTAATAGCAGACAATATTAATGCCATAGATTTAGTTTTATATGATTCCAGAAAAGAAGAGTTTGTTTATGAGCATAATATATTACAATTATTAAAAAATCCTAATCCTTTCACTGGAAAAAGTTTGTTTATGGAAGGAATACTAAATAACTTTTTATTAACAGGTGATACTTTTATAGAAATAATAGGAAATAACAAGCCAGTTGAGCTTAATATAATACCTAGTCAATATGTAACTGTAGTCGCATCACTTAGGGACGGCTATCCTGAAAGCTATAGATATGAGGGGTCTAACATGGCATCTCGTTCATTTAAAAGACAGGATAATAGATTTATTGCAGATAATGGTAATGAGTTAATTAATTTAAGATCTTATAACCCCGAATATAATTCTAATAATTTGAGGGGGGTTTCATATATTCAGCCTATTGAATTAGAACTAACGCAATATATTTTGGCTTCAATTCATAATGAAAGTATTTTAAAAAATCAAGGCAGGCCAAGCGGCATATTGACATATAAAGGCGATAAAGTAGTCAGCGATGATGTACTAAACGCAATAAAAGAGAATTTACAAAAGCAATTTTCAGGAGCTAAGAACTCTGGTAATACTATGTTTTTAGATGGTGATTTTGATTTTAAGCAATTATCAGAATCAATTAAGGATATGGATTTTGCGACATTAAAGTTGCAAACTCAAATAGCTGTTTATAACGCTTTAAAAATACCTTTACCAATGATAAGCCCTGAGCATATGAGTTTGGCAAATATGGATACAGCAAAGCTAAATTTTTACGATAATTGCATAATGCCATTATACACTAAAATAATTAATTTCTTGAATGAAAAGTTATTGGTTCGTTATTCTAACAATGATAATTTAAAACTGTCTTATGATGAATCTACCATAGATGCTTTAAAACCTAGACAATCTGAAACAATAGATAGAATAGCAAAGAGCGGGGTTTTGACTATAAATGAAATAAGATCTCAATTAGGATATGAAGATATAGAAGGAGGAGATAATATATATCAACCGCTTAATTTAGTACCAGTAGGAAAAGATCAATACACAGCAGATAACAGAGAAAAACCAGTAAAAAAAGCAATGAAAGATGATTTTATAAAAGCGTTAATAAAACAAAAGAAGCACACAATAGACGAAATAAAAGAATTATCTTTAAAATATGACAGCTCTACAATTTAACGCACAAAGTGCAAAAGATATAGATAAACAGAAGGTAGTTATTGAGGCTAAATTAATTAGCTCATTAAAGCGAGTATTTAGAGATATAGCTATTGATGCAGAAAGACTATATATAGCCAATAAAAATATAGATGCAAAGGACATAGCGAGCAATTATAGAGCCGAAATATTAGTGGAGGTTAGAAAGGCTTTAAGAAATGCAATAAAAACATTCGGCTATAGTATTAGAGATGATATAGGAAAAAAGCATGGTTTATATTTTGATATAGAGAGTAAAAGTAAATTAATAGATCTAAATCTTAAACAAACTGTAAAAGTAATTGATGATGAAATAGCAGAAAATTTAGAAGATATAAATAATCAGTTTAATATAAATGCTAGCTTATTTATTGCTAATGAAAGCGAACAGCAAGCAAATATAATTACTGAGACTAATCAAAATCAATTAGAAAAAGCCGCTGCTTTTGGTTTAGCTACTTATTTGGTTTTATTAAAAGATAAAGAAAGAGAAAGAGACGATTTAATACAAGATTTAGCAAGAGCTATTGGCACTAGTAATGAAGCTAAAATAGAAAGAAGGCTCAGAAGAGTTAATAACGCTATAAATGAGACTACTAATAAAAGACCTTTAATAATTGCTGAAAATCTTAGAAAGAAAATCATAGAAGAATCAGAGGCAAGAAGCGAGTTAATAGCCGCACAAAATGTAGGCTTAGGTGAAGCATGGTCGAGAAACAAAGAGGCTGAAATAATTAATGATGCCGCTTTAATTTCAGCAGCAGGCAAAAAAATACAAATAAGCAAAAAATGGGTTTCTATTTTGGATATGAAAACTAGATCAGCTCATAGGTCAGCAGATGGTCAAATAGTAGGAGTTAATGAAAATTTTATAGTAGATGGTGAAAGTCTT